GTTTTTCGCGTCTCGACACATTTGCCATTAGGAGATCGAACCGTCTGGACTGAAAGACCATTTTGAGCAAAACTCAAATTAGTCAAATGTTCCGTACCATATTTCTTTAATAATGTTACCTAGTCCTATATCTGGTGTTTTTGAATCTCTTGATGTTAATGACAATATCTTATTTCCTATCCTCTATGCTTCCGATGAATCAACGTGAAGTAAATTATCATCCCCTTAAACTTGCAATGCATAATTTTTAACATAGCGGGGTTGAACTGTAACTGTTCCGTCATGTAATTGATAACATGGGATTTCACGTGTTATAACCTCTTCATCTGGCCGATATCTCCATGATTCATAGTATCCTGCTTCTTCTAAATAATACACTGTCATAGCTACATTTCTGATACAATTCATTAAAAGTGTTTCCCACCTACCACTAGGTTGAGTTCCTTTAATGTAGTAAAAGATAAAGTGTAAATGAGGCTCTGTTCTGTAAGCATAATAACTAGGATGATCTTTCATGGTCTAGTGAAATTTATCGTTAACCATTTTAGGCCATGGTTAAATCTCAGTGGTTATGTGGTTTTGAAGTCCAGGAAAGCATTTGAAAACTAATGTATTGACTTACTCTTTCAAGTTTTTCTTTATAGTGTCCATGATATCACCGAGATTTCTCGATCCTCTATTTAATGGCTGACTAAGTATTAATTCAAACATAGGAAGTAATTTTTCATAAACTCTCCAATCGACACTTTGTATAAGTTGCCAATGTTAAGTTGATTCCCACGCCGATCCATCTGAACTGATCGTTAAGTATGTTTCGTCAATTTGTTTTGCTATCTTCTCTTTCAATTATTCGCAATTTAATCCTTGAGCTATTGCTGGGAAAGCTTTATACATAACTTTCCATATTTAGGATTATAAGGCCGCAAATATACCACAAGTCGAGTTGTTACCAGCATGTATTCCTCGAGGTCTGTCGTCTCTATCTTCCAAGTAACCGTTAACTATATTAGGCGCTGAGCTAAATGAATATATTTCACCAGTTTTGACTAGATGTACATATGTACCGTTTAGGTCAGTATATGTTGGATCATTGAAGAACCTATCTATATTTGTGAAGTATTTCTTTGTCTTATTATCATCGAAGCCGTTATCTTTTGGGTAATCGAGTAAGTCATATGTTAAATCTATTAGAGTTTCATCAAATTGTATAAACTTGAACATTCTATCGCACATATCGTCAAATTTCATCCAATCGACTGGGTTCACGGTAGTGTGACAATTAAGAAATCTATTTAATGACATACATGAATTTTGTATCGATTTCGATGACCATTCATATTCCTTGAAAGGGTTGCCTGTTCCTAAATCCACGAGAGAAGAACCTGTTAGTGTGACCTATTTTCCGTCGTTAGCCATTCTTGCCGGTATCCATTCGTACTAATTCTTTATGACCATGGGTTCATCAAAATCTGCTAAGGCTTCATTCAAATAACTGAGTTGTTAAGTTACTAAATCAAACCATTCACCAGGAAACATGTTTCTATTCAAAAGGCAAAATTATCTAAAGTTCTTGTGCATGTAATAGTCATCAACTTTGATCGATGTCTAATTTCCACAGATGAGTACACTTATCTTGGGTTATTTTGTTTTAACTAATTTAACCGCGTCACTAAAGTTTCTAATTAGTGAACTGTTATTAGTTAGTTGTTCATTGTGTATTTGTTTGTACAATTTTAACCCTTCTCCTGAACCTTTCATTTTATAAGCTATTCCTTCGGGATTCATGTCATTTGATATTACCTATAGCTTTTCCTCTTGTTGTATCCTTACTTTCTATTCGTGTTAGAAATCTTGAATTTTACCGCATATTAGCCTAGAATTCTCATTATTAGTCATTTGTATGATGTTACTACGCGGATAATCTATTGAAGCAAAAAATTTTATTGAATCTAAGAATCTCGCGTAACCAGGAACTTGAATCTGTATCATTAAATTATGGAATCTTTAAAAACGTGAGATAAAAGGCGTTTGATTCTGTGTTGATATGACCATACGGAATTTAAAACCTAAGTACCACTCAGGATGAAGTATGAAACAAATTATCAAGTATAACATTTGAAGTAAGTAGCTGATTAACTATACGTCACCGTAACTGACTAAGAAATAAAGTTCGTTAATCTCTATTTTGAGCATCATCCAAAACAAAACTGTAATTAAATAAACA